CTATAAATGCATTAAATCTGCTAATTAAAGAGTTAAATGAAGGTGTAATCGACTCTAACTACAAGGTAGAATGGCTTGACTTTAAAAATACCGTTCTACTAACACAGGGCTCTGATCTAAGAAAACTTGAGACTAAAATCAATAAAATAGTATTAGTTTAAACTATTTTCAAAAAAAGTTGTTTTTTCTATTTTTTATCACTATAATATATTTATTCATTAATAATTTAAAGTTACGCAAATGGATTTAAATCTAATCAAATCAAAACTAGCTGCCATGCAGCAAAAATCAGGCGGGTCTAGAAAAGACCTATCAACGATAATATGGAAGCCTACCATAGGAAAGCATTCAATCAGAATGATTCCATCGGCACACAATAAACAATGGCCTTTTAAAGAATTATTTTTCCATTACGGAATAGGTAATCGTACTATGATTTCCTTAACTAATTTTGAGGAAAAGGATCCAATCGTTGAATTTGCTACACAGATTAGTAAATCTAACGATAGAGAAAACTGGGCTTTAGCTAAAAAATTACAGCCTAAAATGAGAGTGTTTGCACCTGTTGTTGTAAGAGGTGAAGAAGACAAAGGAGTACGCTTATGGGAGTTCGGAAAGGAGGTGTATATGGAACTTCTAGCGATTTTAGAAGACGAAGATGTAGGTGATTTTACTGATCCAGTAGAAGGTAGAGATCTTACTGTAGATACAGTTGGACCTGATCAATCAGGAAGATCATATAATAAAACATCAGTTAGAGTACGTACAAAAATTACACCTCTATCTACCAACGCAAGTGATGTTAAGTCATGGCTAGAAACACAGCCAAATCCTATGGAATTATTTAAGAAACATCCATATGAGGAAATGAAAGAAGCATTACTTCAATGGTTAACTCCTGAATCAGAAACACAAGAACCTTCACAAGAAACACCAGCTCCTGCATCACAAGCTAGTAGAACATCTACTCCAGAAATAGTACCTGCAGGTAAAGGAAATAAATATTCAATATCATCAAAGAAAAATATCGACGAAGAGTTAGATAAATTATTTAGCGATATATCAGAACCAGATGTAGCTGATGATGACTTACCATTTTAATTAAATATAATACATGGCTAAAACAAAAGAAGTATCTTTAAATGCTAGCATATCGAGTGCGATAAACGGTAAGTATGATTTAGATAAGTTTAAAAAAGGTAAAAACCTAGGAGGTGTAAGTGTTAAATTTAAAGAACAAAATTGGATCCCTTTATCCGATGCTTTTAGAGAGGCTGTATCAGTACCAGGTATTCCTCAGGGGCATATTACCCTTCTAAGAGGTCACTCAGATACAGGTAAAACTACTGCTCTATTAGAAGCAGCAGTAAATGCTCAGAAAATGGGTATCTTACCTGTATTCATTATTACTGAGATGAAATGGTCATGGGAGCATGCTAAAATGATGGGGCTTCAAGTAGAAGATGTTATAGATGAAGATACTGGAGAAGTGGTTGATTATAAAGGATTTTTTATATATACTGATAGAAGCAGTATGACTACTATTGAAGATGTTGCATCATTTATTAACGACTTATTAGATGAGCAGAAAAAAGGAAATTTACCTTATGATATCTGCTTCTTCTGGGATTCAATAGGATCTATTCCTTGTAAAATGTCAGTAGAAAAATCATCTAATAATAATGAATGGAATGCTGGAGCAATGTCGGTACAATTCGGAAACTTTATTAATCAGCGAGTATTATTATCTAGAAAAACCAACTATCCATATACTAATACATTAGTTGCTATCAATAAAGTCTGGGTTGCAAAACCTAACATGCCTATGGAGCAGCCAAGGATGAAAAACAAAGGTGGAGACACTATGTGGTTTGATGCTACTATGATAATTACTTTTGGTAATATTACAAACCAAGGTACCTCTAAAATTAAAGCAATTAAAGGAGGTAAGGATGTAACATTTGCTAAACGTACTAAAGTTCATGTAGAGAAAAACCACATATCAGGAGTAGATACTAAAGGAAACATTATAATGACTCCTCATGGATTTATTCAAGACGATAAAAAAGCATTAGATATATATAAGAAAGCTCATTCTGATGAATGGTTAAAAATACTAGGAGGAGGTGATTTCGAAGTAGTTATCGAATCAGAGATGAAAGAGGATATTAGAGACATTTTTGATCATTCTAATGAATAAAGATTTTAGAACAATATTTGACAGTTTAAAAGAATCAAAGCAAGAGACCTTATTTACAAATGATAAGGTTCTCTTGGTTGATTCCTTGAATACCTTTTTGAGAAGCTTTGTGATGATCAATCATTTAAACTCTCAAGGAAATCATATAGGTGGATTAACCGGTTATTTAAAATCAATAGGATTTGCTATTAAGCTTATAAAGCCTACAAGAGTAATATTAGTTTTTGATGGAATGGGAGGGTCAACAAATAAACAATATCTCTATCCAGAATACAAAGCTAATCGTAAGCTTAAAAAGATAACTAATTGGGATGCATTTGATACAAGAGAAGAAGAAGCCGAATCTATTACTAATCAAGTATTAAGGCTAATAGAATATTTAAAATGTCTCCCTGTAGATTTACTTTGTATAGATAAAATCGAAGCAGACGATGTTATAGGATATTTAGCTAATAACTTAGAAGGTCACGTACATATAATGTCATCTGATAAAGATTATATTCAATTAGTATCAGATAGAGTAACTGTATATTCTCCTATAAAGAAAAAGTTCTATACTCCTAAAGAAGTTAAACAAGAACTATTAATTCCTGCCATTAATTATCTTAATCATAAAGTATTATTAGGAGATATATCTGATAATATTCCTGGGGTTCGAGGATTAGGACCTAAAGGATTAATTAAATTGTTTCCGCAGTTACAAAGTGAAAGAAAAATCCCGCTAAAAGAGATAGTGCAATATAGTAAAGATAATGCAGACAGTAAAAAAGCATACCAATCAGTATATAACTTCCGAAACCAATTAGAGATTAATGAAAAGCTAATGGATCTCCACAGTCCTAATGTTCCTGAAGAAGATATACTAACAATAGAAGATATCATCGCAAACCCAAGCAAACACATTGACAGACAGTCCTTTCTACATATGTATACAGAAGACAATTTAGGGAATTCTATTCCTAATACTGCAATGTGGTTATTTGATGTTTTTGATTATATTACACATATTAAAAATAAAAGTTGATATTTTAAAAACAGGTTATTAAATTAAGGATATGACGGCTCTAAATAAATTATCCCAGTACGGATCAAGTTTTCAAGTTAAGGTATTAACATCTTTATTAAAACATAAAGAATTTCTACAAAATATATATGATGTATTAGATCCTGAATATTTTGATAATCCCGCTCATAAATGGCTTGTCGAAGAAATTCTAAGATACTATCACAAATATCATACAGTTGCTACCTTAGATTCATTACATATTGAAGTTAAAAAAATCGATAACGAGATATTAAAAATATCAGTAGTAGAGCAGTTAAAAGAAGCTTTTAAAACTATTAATGAAGATCAGGATTATATAGAACAAGAGTTTGCTAATTTCTGTAAGAATCAGCAACTAAAAAAAGCATTACTAACATCTGTAGATTTACTACAGTCAGGTATGTATGATGACATTAGAACAATAATCGACTCAGCTTTAAAATCAGGACAGGACAAAAATATAGGCCATGAATATGAAAAAGATATAGAGTCAAGATATCGTAAAGAAGAAAGAGGAGCAGTACCTACAGGATGGAGTATAATAGATGAAATGTTACAAGGAGGATTAGGTTCAGGTGATTTTGGAATTATATTTGGTAATCCTGGAGGAGGAAAATCATGGTGTTTAGTTACTATTGGAGCTATTGCAGTAAAATTAGGATATAACGTATTACACTATACTTTAGAGCTATCCGAATCATATGTAGCAAAAAGATACGATGCATTATTTTCAGAAACATCAATAGAAAAACTTGAAATAAATAAAGACATACTAACTAACGTAATAGACCAGCTCCCAGGAACATTAATTATAAAAGAATATACTCCTGGAAGAGCATCAATAAATACTATTGAAACCCATATTCAAAAATGTACTGATTTAGGAAATAAACCGGATCTTATCATTATTGACTATGTAGATTTATTAAAATCTAAGCGTAAATCTACCGAGAAAAAAGATGAAATCGACGATGTATATACTGCAGCTAAAGGACTTGCAAGAGAATTAAAAGTACCAGTATGGACGGTATCACAAGTAAATAGAGCAGGAGCTAAGGATGATATTATTGAAGGAGATAAAGCAGCAGGATCCTATGATAAAATTATGATAGCCGATTTTGCAATGTCATTATCAAGAAAAAGACAGGATAAAGTAAATGGTACAGGTAGATTTCATATTATGAAAAATAGATACGGTATGGACGGAATGTCATATGGAGCTGTAATAAATACTTCCGTCGGCAAAATTACAATTGATAATACTGAGTTTGATGAGTCAAATATAGAACAAGGCAGTGAAAATACCGTAGGTGGTAAAATAAATAATTTTAATAGAGATGAAAGAGAAATATTAAGTAAAAAGTTTTTTGAATTAGGCGGAATCGGATAATATTATGATATTTATTTAAAATAAAGAATTATGAGTATACTAAATCAAACATCCCAAAGTCAATTAAGCGTCAAAGGTAAAAAGGGCGGAATTGCTATTAATAGTAAAAATATTACAAACTATGATAATACTTTAGTTACAACAAGAGGTCATGGTAATCTTATATCGCAAATTGAACTACCAAATCAATCAAATCTATCTCTAGAGCCTGGAGAAACAAACGATCAAAGTTATTTAAATACTAACATTGATTAATTTTTAAACTAGTATTTTTTATATAAATTTTTTTTACCTGAAAAATCAGGTCTGGGTATTCTATCCGCTTTTATTTAATTTTTTTAAGATATGAACATAACACAACAAGTGCTGAGCGACATTACGGTTTACATGAAATACTCTAGATACATTAAGGAGTTACAAAGAAGAGAAACATGGAATGGAATAACGGATAGAAATAAAAAAATGCATTTAAATAAATTTCCTCAATTAAGTGATGAAATAGAAAATGCATATAAATTTGTTTATAATAAAAAAGTATTACCTTCCATGCGTTCATTACAGTTCGGAGGTACTCCTGTAGAGTTAAATAATACTCGGATATTTAATTGCTCATTCCTACCAATCGATGATTATAGATCATTCTCAGAATCAATGTTTTTATTATTATCAGGAACAGGAGTAGGTTTTAGTGTACAGCGTCATCATATCGAAAAACTGCCAGAAATTAAAGTTCCTTGTAAAACTAAAAGATATTTAATAGGAGATAGTATTGAAGGATGGTCTGATGCAGTAAGAATGTTATGTAAATCATATTTTACAGGATCGCCACTACCAAGATTTGATTTTAGAGACATCAGACCTAAAGGTGCATTATTAATTACATCAGGAGGCAAAGCTCCAGGTCCGGAACCATTAAAGGAATGTTTATTTCAAATACAAAAGATATTTGAAAGAAAGCAAACAGGAGATAAATTAACATCATTAGAGTGTCATGATATTGTTTGTTTTCTAGCGGATGCAGTTTTATCAGGCGGTATCCGTAGAGCAGCATTAATTTCATTATTTAATTTAGATGATGAAGATATGCTTACCTGTAAATTTGGAAACTGGTGGGAAACTAACCCGCAACGCGGTAGAGCTAATAACTCTGCAGTTGTAATGCGTCATAAGATTACTGAAGATAGTTTCTTTAAATTATGGAAAAAAATTGAATTAAGCGGTTCTGGAGAACCGGGTATTTATTTTTCTAATGATAAAGATTGGGGAACAAATCCCTGCTGTGAAATTGCCTTAAGGCCTTATCAATTCTGTAATTTATGTGAAGTAAATGTATCTGATATTACATCTCAGGAAGATTTAAACGAAAGAGTAAAAGCTGCATCATTTATAGGTACATTACAAGCATCATATACAGATTTTCATTATTTAAGAGATATCTGGAAGAAGACAACAGAAAAGGATGCTTTACTAGGTATAGGAATGACTGGTATTGGATCTGGAGAAATATTAAAATATAATTTAAAACAATCAGCAGATATTGCCAAAGAGGAAAATTCTAGAGTAGCTGAATTAATTGGTATAAATAAAGCAGCTAGAGTAACGACAGTAAAACCTTCTGGAACTTCGTCTTTAGTATTAGGAACCTCATCGGGTATTCATGCTTGGCATAATGATTACTATATAAGAAGAATTAGAGTAGGTAAAAACGAAGCAATATACACCTATCTAGCAATAAATCACCCAGAGTTAGTTGAAGATGATTTCTTTAAACCAACAATTCAAGCAGTAATTTCCGTACCTCAAAAAGCACCTGAAGGGTCTATTTTAAGAACTGAAGATGTAATGGATATGTTAGAAAGAGTAAAAAAGTTTAATACTCAATGGGTAAAGAAAGGGCATAGAAAAGGAGCTAATACTAATAACGTATCTGCAACAGTTTCCATTCAAGAAGGAGAATGGGATAAGGTAGGTGAATGGATGTGGGAAAACAGAGAAACATTCAACGGACTATCAGTATTACCATATTTCGGAGGATCATACGTACAAGCTCCATTCGAAGATATTACTGAAGAGAAATTTAATGAAATGGCAGAGCATTTACGTGCTATTGATCTAACTAAAATTATTGAATTTTCTGATAATACAGATTTGAGTGAAAGCTTAGCCTGTAGTGGTAATTCTTGCGAAGTATCATAATTATAAAATATTGGAAAATAAAGAGTTTGAATTAGGTAGACACTATTATCTCGAAAAAGGGAAAGTAGTGTTTACTGAACTCTATCATAAACAAAGAGGTTATTGTTGCGGTAATGGTTGTAAACATTGTCCGTACAATCCTAAGCATAAAAAAGAAAATAAAGTTTTAAAATAGAATTTATTTTACCATATTTAGAAATGGTAAAAATACAATCAAGAGAATTTATAGAAGAGAAATTATCACATCTAAATCCTATTAATTATAATAGATTTCAATGGTGGAGAAATTATAGTAATAAAAGTGAACTAACTAGCTACCATCCATTAATTCAACGTATTAAAAACGGAGATTTTGATTTTTCTCATTATTATTGGCAAGCTCAAAATGCAATCTTGCAATGGGATGATAATATAAAGAATAAAAAAGACTTTGAAGAACTTCAAAGTAAAAGCGGACTATATATGGAAAAGTATAGAAGGTTAATCGAAGACTTTGAAAAAGACGAAAAGAAAAGATTAATAGAATTCAAAAGAGCGGTAAGGCAGGTTTTTAGAATATCTTCTGAAGAATATGATGAAGTATTTGAGAATTTTGTTGGAACTCTGGAAGAA